GAAGACAACCTTCCCGACCTAGAAGAGAACGAAGGTTCTACTGATGGTCAAGGTGAAGAACAAGACATCGAAGAAGAGTCAGAGAACCAAGTAAAGAATACTGGTAAAGATGGTGGTGAAGGTGAGTCTTCAGACTATGATGATGAAAAAGGTGCCAGAGAGTCTATCACTGAACATGCAGCTCATAACAATGAAGAACAATTTATTTCTGAGGACAATGCAATTGTGACATTGATTGACCTTAAATCAAAATTTGATAAGAATAAGAACTACTCAGAAATGGTAATTGGTTACAAACAAGTTATCCAAGATTGGGATACAGAACTTTGGAATAAAGAATGTGAAGGGTCTTGGGAAACTGAAAGACTTGCAAAAATGGTTAAAAGAGGAAAAATCACTGCAAAGAAATTGACCGATAAGAACTCTAAACTTGTTCAACATATGGCGAAAGAATTTGAAATGAAACAAACTGCAATGCAAGCTTCTAAAGCAACGACTGGTAAAACTGGAAAGTTGGATATGAACAAACTTGCAAAGTATAAGATTGTTGATGATGTATTCAAGAAGGTTACAATGATTCCCGATGGACAAAACCATGGTGTCAATGTTTTACTTGATTGGAGTGGTTCAATCAACAACCAGTGTTGTGACCTTTTAGAACAAACAATCATCCTAGTGCAATTCTGTAGAAAAGTTGGGATACCTCACAGAGTATATCTCTTCTCAGACACTTACATTTCTGAAGGTGATTACTGGTCAAGAGGTGAGTCATCTAGTCTTATTGAGATTTTCTCTAACGAGATGTCTTCAAGAGATTACACTACAAACTTAATCAATGTTTCAAGTTTGTGGAACAATTTCTTTTCAAACAGAAGTTCTTACAGACACTTTGAGAAGTTCCTAGTAAAATGGAATACATGGTTTGATGGTATTGATGTAGTTGATGGAGAAGAGTCAAGATGGATTAACTTAGAGTCATGTGCAGCTCCTCAGAAATATAGACTTGGTGGTACTCCACTGGACAATTCATTACTTGCAATGAGAACTGAACTGGTTAAGTTTAACAAAAAGTACAATGTTGAGAAGTCAATCCTTACTGTAATTACAGATGGGTTTTCTCACCAGTCGGATGCATTTGAGAAATCTTCTGAAGAGACTTTAGACCAAGACGACCAAGAAAAGAATATTGACAGTGGTGATTATGGGTGGAGAAGAACAAGACAGACTAGAAAGTTCCAAGACCCATTCTCTAAAAAGTTATACACTTACTCAGACCAAACTGGATATTCCTCAAATGGTTTCGTACAAACTCAGAACTTACTGGACTGGATTTCAAAAGAGACTGGTGTGATTGTTACTGGATACTTTGTCTTCGAGACAAAAAGAGAGATTTATTCAATCAGTGGTACGGTTGACTTGGGTGACGTTGATGCCACTTGGAGACAAATGAGAAAAGAAGGTGTTGCAATCAAGTGTCATGGATATAACAAATTATTCTTGACTTCTGCCTCAACACTTGCGACAGATGGTGATGATGAACTTGATGAGAAGTTTGTTGGTGCCAAGAAATCATCAATATTAGCTGCATTCAAAAGAAACCAAAGAACCAAATCGACATCAAGATTTTTAACAAACGAATTTATAAAGGAGATTGCATAATGCAAATAGAAAGTAAAGATATGATGAATGAAACATTCATATTAGATAGAAATCAATATAACGATTTCACATATAGGGTTAACCTATTAAAAGACACCAAAGGTGTTGAAGCACCTTATCTTGTAGAACACGACTTTGTGCTAGACACATTTGAAGTGACACTACTTCACAAGTCATATGACTTAAACTTTGTTATGGGAGAATTAGTATGAGAGATACATTAAGAGTAGACGAGTCATATTACATAAACCACAATACAGATTACAGTGCATTTGCAGATGCCGTCATGGATGTCGGCCCTGCACCCTGTACACAATTTGATTGTCCTAGACAAAAACAATGTGCTATTGAAGCCGTAGAATGTAAAGCCTTTAGGTTTTGGACTAACAACGGTGGATTTGAGACATATAGAAAGAACAAGGGTATGGTATCAATCGAAGACCAAGTCGGAAAGTTGTTACAACCTTGCAAATAAACTTGACAGTGACTACCACTTTTTGGTATACTATACAAGATGAGAAAATAAATGATTTTAACGGAGACAAATATGAAAAATCAAAGAACCTATAATAGAAGTGAGTCCATCGTGATTGATGGTAAGGACTTCCATTTTACACCCGATAGGAAAGAGTTCCTAAAGACCCTTACGGAGTCTTTTCCGAAACAACTATCGTTCACTAAAGAGGACTTTAAATCAATTGGTGGACTGCCATATTGGGTTAAGTCTGCTAGATACAACTTCAAACAAGGAAGTGTGTTCAATCTTACTGCAGTAGTCAGTGGATACAATGGTGGTTACTCGGAGAATGTAACACCAATTACACCTAGTGTAGTATCTGCACCAATTCCTGCACAATCGATGTCACAAAACATGCCTGTTGCAGCTCAGACTCAACAAGTAAATGTTACGTCTGATATCAAAATCATTCCCGAAAAAATGAGTAACTATGTTCCTTTTGGACACTTTAAAGATGTTAAGAACATCATCAAGTCGAAGTTATTCTTCCCAATCTTTGTGACTGGGTTAAGTGGTAATGGTAAAACATTAATGATTGAACAAGTTTGTGCTCAGTTGAAGAGAGAGTGTTATAGAGTTAACATTACTATTGAGACTGATGAAGACGACCTAATGGGTGGTCACACTTTAGTCGGTGGTGACATAACTTTCAGAGAAGGCCCTGTCATCAAAGCGATGAGAAAAGGTGCCGTCTTACTTCTTGACGAAGTGGACTTAGGTTCTAACAAGTTGATGTGTCTACAATCAGTTCTAGAAGGTAAAGGATACTTTATCAAAAAGACTGGTGAGTGGGTTTCACCTAAAGAAGGTTTTACAGTTCTTGCAACTGCAAACACAAAAGGTCAAGGTTCTGATGATGGAAAATTCATCGGTACTCAGATTATGAATGAAGCGATGTTGGAAAGGTTTGCAATTACGATGCAACAAGAATATCCACCAGTGACTACTGAAAGGTCTATCCTTAAGAAGGAAATGGAATTGACTGGTTTAGTCGATAACGAATTCTGTGAGAAACTAGTAGACTGGGCGGACATAATCAGAAAGTCATACTATGAAGGTGCGATTGATGATGTTGTTACGACTAGAAGGTTGGTTCACATAGTGAATGCATTCAGAATGTTTGGTGACAAACTTAAGTCAATCACAATGTGCATTTCAAGGTTCGATGAAGAGACTAGGAATTCAATCCTTGACCTTTACACCAAGATAGATGCGGGGGTTGATTTAAATGCAGAAAACCCTATTGACGAAATGGAAGACTAGGAGTATACTAAGGTATGTTCGGTAAAAAACCAAAACAAATAGACTACAAATACAACGAGGGAGAACTCTTAAAGGAGTTTTCCCAGTATGTAGACTCAACCTATGACCAGCATTACAGTCTGAACAAGTACCAAGCTACTGAGTTCATTATGGATGCAGGACATGGAGAAGGATTTACCATTGGGAATATTATGAAGTATTCTCAGAGGTATGGAAAGAAGGGTGGGAAGAATCGTGCCGACCTTTTGAAAGTTATCCATTACGGATTTCTTGCTTTAAATAACCACGATAAAACCCAACTTGCAGAAGCAGGTTACAAAAAGGAGACTAACTAGTGATGAAAATTAGTGATAATACAAGAGACGTTCTAAAAAACTTCTCAACCATAAATTCGGGTATACGAGTTAAAACAGGTAACAAGTTAGAGACTATTTCTAACATGAAAAATATTCTTGCAGTTGCAACTGTGTCTGAGGATTTCCCTCAAGACTTCAGTATCTACAACTTGCCAGAATTCTTAGGTGCAACATCCTTAATGGAGAACCCCGAATTCAATTTCGGTAGTGCATCATTAAATATTAAAGATGCATATTCAACAATGGATTACCATTATGCCAGTGAGGGTATGGTAACTGCACCCGAAAAAATTATAACAATGCCTGATACTGAGATTAACTTTGATGTAACAAGTGAATTGTTAGTAGACTTACAGAAAGCCTCAAGTGTATTAGGTGTGAATGACCTAGTATTGGAAAGTGATGGTACTACTGTATCCTTGACTGTCAAGGACAAGAAGAATGCATCTTCAAACACATTCTCACGAGTGGTGGGTGAAGGTGATGGAGTTTCGTATTCAATGAACTTCAAGATAGAGAACCTTAAGATACTTGCAGGAAATTATTCTGTAACAGTATCTTCTAAAGGTATTTCAAACTTTAAGAACTCTGATATTGATTTAGAGTACTTTATTGCACTAGAACCCGATTCAAAATACGGGTCTTAGGTCTAAATAGTTTTATGGGTTATTCATGTCTCTGAAAACCCATGGGAGTTACACCTTCTCATCATTCTACTGGGTGTGTAACATAAAGAATTCGGAGGGGTTTTCTTTCTTTTTATTATGATGGAGTCAAAATGACAGAAGAGTTTTTATATGTGGAAAAGTATCGTCCACAGAATATCGAAGATACAATCCTACCTAGACAGTACAAAGACCAATTCAAAGAATTTGTAAAACAAGGAGAGATACCAAATCTCTTACTTAGTGGTTCTGCTGGATGTGGTAAGACAACCATAGCTAAAGCACTCTGTAACGAGCTAGGTGCAGACTTTATCGTAATCAATGGTAGTGATGAGGGTAGACTCATAGACACCCTTAGAACGAAGATAAAGAACTTTGCGTCCACTATGTCACTACAGGGTGGGACTAAGGTCGTTATCCTAGATGAAGCCGATTATATGTCTGCAGATTCCGTTCAACCTGCATTAAGAGGATTTATAGAAGAGTTCTCAAGTAACTGTAGGTTCATATTCACTTGTAACTACAAGAATAGAATTATACCTGCATTACACTCAAGAACAACTGTAATCGATTTCAAGATATCCCCGACAGAGAAACCTAAACTTGCCATGCAATTCATGAAAAGAGTTAAGACTATCTTGGATATTGAAGGGATTACCTATGATGATAAGGTAGTTGCAGAACTTATTACAAGATTCTTTCCCGATTTTAGACGTGTATTAAATGAACTTCAGAGATATAGTGTCAGTGGTACAATCGATTCGGGTCTTCTATCATCTTTAACCGAAGAAAAGTTTACTCCTTTAATAAATATGTTACAGGAAAAGAACTGGGGTGCAATGAGAAAGTGGGTCGGTCAGAATAGTGACCAAGACTTCACATCGTTATATCGTAAAGTGTTCAATGCACTTGAAGTGCGATTAGAACCACAATCAATACCAGCTGCAGTGTTAGTCATTGCAGACTATCAATACAAATCTGCATTTGCAATGGACTCGGAGATTAACTTTACTGCATGTCTAACAGAGATTATGAGTGAGTGTAAATTCAAAAATGTTTAAGTTACAAGAAATGATTGGAAACGCGATTAGTAAATTCTTTGAGTGGAGTTTCCAAAAAAATGCAAACAAACAGTTTGCCAAGAGGAAAAAGAAATGAGTGAACATGACGAAGTAGTAGATAGACAAAGGAGATTACTCTCTGCAGAAAAATGGGCAAGGGGTGTTAAGACACTTCATGCACATTCATTAACATCATTATGGTATGATGACAGAGGCAACGATGGTTCGGTA